CGAACGAGCTGCGTATGTTTGCATGGCTGATTAAACACCACGCCCTGATTGATTTTTGGGAATCAGCAAAACGTCAAGTGGAGTACCAGCAAGATGTATTGGGCAAAGCACTGGAGAAAAACAATGCGACCTGACGAAGTAAAAGTAGCTAACGTAGGTGGAGTGTGGAACACAAACCCGTGGTGGCCCGCGCTGACTTGGGGTAGGGGCGTAGATGCAGGCGTTAAGTATTTGGAGCTTGTTGCCGAGGACTACACGTTCACGTTCAAAACCGTGGAGCAGATATTTCCTTTTAACCTAGACAAACCTTATGGGCCACCGCTATGAATGTACCGCCACGTTACATGATAAGCAAAGGGTGGGAGGGCTTTGCTGACCGACTGCAATGTTTATCGTATTGCGTGGCAACGGCAAAGCTTTACAACCGAATACTCTACGTGGATTGGACTGACACCATTTGGAAGGATGGCTTCTATCGTTACTTTCATTTGGTAGACCTACCCCACGTGACTCAGGTTACTGACATTGATGAAACACTTACCGTATACCCAAACTTTTGGAAACACAAACTGATGTTGCCAGCTAACGAATGGGCGCACGACATTAAAGAACAACTGAAGTTTGAACCGACTGTAGGTAAACACTATGAAAGAGTATGGGTGCATTCGGGTGTTAGTTTTAGAGCGTACAACATGCCTGAGTTATCTAATCACATGAGGCTCAACAGTGACATAGCGAAAGCTATAGAACCGACTGACCCTGATATGCCTGTAGTGCATTTGCGTGGAAATGACCGCAGCTTTACGGAAGAACAATGGAAAGAGTTGCGAGAGAAAGCCCCAACTGCAATGGTTGTATCAGATGACATCAAGCTTGTTGAACGTTGGCTTGAGGAGAGTCCGTCGTCTACTGTTTTGTCTTATCCCAAGGAAGGCGTGTATCACAAGACCATCACGCCAACCAAACACGATATGAACATGGCAGTGCTACGTGATTTCATAGCAATATCAAAAGCCAAGGAAGCTTACGCATTGAATGACAAAAGTATATTTCTCAAGATGGCTAGGATAACAAACACAGATAACTGGAGAAAGACCGAATGAGTACACCACCCCAACACCGCATACGAATGCTATTACAGAAGTATCACGATGGCCTGACGCTATTGGATATATCTAACTACCTAAACATGAACTACACCAACACAGGACGCAGCTTAGAGAAGATGCCCGACGCTTATATCGACCGATGGACTTCCAAGGTGGGCAAAGGCCGAGGTAAGTGGAGCGCCGTATGGTGTGTAGTTGTACCACCTGAGAATTGCCCTATGCCTTTTGGAGCCTACGATGACCGAGCATGAACAAAACTTACGAGACCTAGCGGCGATGTTTGCTATGACAGCATTGTTAGTTAAGGATAGATACAACAGCTTGTTACATGAAGAAGCATTCAATATAGCCGATCAGTTTATAAAAGAAAGGAAAGAACATGACTTGAATAAAACCAAATAGTCCGAATATCAATTATCCATTTTTAGTAGAAAGAATCAATCATGCAGAAACGCATTACACAAACAAAAGCAGCTAGGATTCGTGAATACATGTTGCTCAATCCTGATACCAACAACAAAGCTTTGTCCGAGATGTTCAAGGTAGATATACAAGTGTTGTATAACATTCGTTATCACTTGAAGAAACGTATTGGTAACGAGGCGCTTAACAAGGTAACGCAGAAGCTTGAGGCTGTTCCAGTCCCGACACCACCTGCAATACCCATGCCTTCTGTTTCGGTAATTAGTGTGGCACCTGTAGCTGACATGGTAAATAGACCACCGCACTACACTAGTGGCGGCATTGAAACCATTGACTACATTCAAGCCAAGCTGACGCCCGAGGAATTCAATGGGTACTTAAAGGGCAACATCCTAAAGTATGGCAGTCGCCTTGGACTCAGGGGTAACGACATGCAAGACGCGGGTAAGCTTGGATGGTATGCTAACCGCCTCCGCGAAACCATTGGAAATAAATGAGCCTTATCACTATTGACTTTGAAACGTACTACACCAAGGACTTTGGATTCTCGAAGTTAACGACGGAGGAATACATTCGTGACCCGAGATTTGAAGTTATAGGAGTAGCGGTTCAAGTTGATGCTGGAGAGCCCGAGTGGTTCTCCGGTGATAGAGAATCCCTGCGTAAGTGGCTATGGAAGTTTGACTGGAAGAACAGCATGGTGTTAGCACATAACACCCTGTTCGATGGAGCAATCTTGCACTGGCACTTTGGTATCACGCCAATGATATTCTTGGACACCCTCTGTATGGCACGTGCTATACATGGTGTCGAGGTAGGTGGTTCTCTGGCCAAGCTTGCTACGCGCTATGACATAGGTGAAAAAGGTACAGAGGTCAATGATGCGATGGGTAAAGCGCGTCTTGACTTCACGCCCGAAGATTTAGATCGTTATGGCAGCTATTGCTGCAATGACGTACGACTTACATACCAGCTATTTCAGATCATGTCCAAGGACTTTCCTTTGGAAGAGTTGCGTTTGATAGACATGACGTTACGCATGTTCACCCATCCGGTACTGTATGTAGACCAGCCCACATTGGTAGAGAGATTGAATGACTTAGTCACCGAGAAGTCTGAGTTACTGTCGTCCCTGATGGAGCAGTTGAAGTGCGATACTGAGGAGGATGTACGCAAGAATTTATCTAGTGGACCTAAGTTTGCCAAGGTGCTTGAGTCATTCAACATAGTTGTGCCGACAAAGATAAGCCCCACCACTGGCAAGGAAGTGTATGCACTTGCCAAAAAGGATGAGGGGTTCATTGCGCTGACTGAACACGATGACACATTCATACAGCACTTGTGTGCAGTGCGCCTTGGGACTAAGTCAACGCTTGAGGAAAAACGCATAGAGCGATTCATGGGGATTGGCAAGCGTAACAAAGGCATGATGCCTATCCCGCTAAAGTATTACGGAGCGCATACAGGCCGTTGGTCAGGCACAGACAAGATCAACTTTCAAAATTTGCCGAGCCGTGATGCCAAGAAAAAAGCATTGAAGAAGTCCATCGTACCGCCCGATGGATACAAGGTAATTAACTCAGACTCATCACAGATTGAAGCACGTGTGCTACCTTGGCTGGCAGGACAGGACGATGTGGTCAAGCAGTTTGCCGATGGCAAAGATGTGTACTCTATCTTTGCAACAGATGTATACGAGAGGCCAATCAGTAAAGCTGATCCCACAGAGCGGTTCGTAGGTAAGACGTGTATCCTTGGGTTAGGCTACGGTACAGGTAAAGCCAAGCTGCGTCACACCCTAGCGACTGCACAGCCGGTCAGCGTCAAGTTACCCGAAGAAGAGTGCGAGCGTATTGTCAATCTGTACAGGCAGAAAAACTACAAGATTAAAGAGTTGTGGGGTGAGGCTGACCGGATGCTTGAACAGATGATTGGCGGCAAAATAACTAAGCCACTACAGTTTGGTATGCACGGCTGCGTGTACTACGACAACGACGGAATCATCCTACCCAACGGTATGCGCATCCGATACCCCAACTTACGCAGAGAATATGTGGACGAAAAGTCACAGATTGTGTATGACTCACGTAAGGGTCTTGTATCTATATGGGGCGGAGGCGTAGTGGAGAACGTGGTTCAAGCGTTGGCTAGGCTCATCGTAGGTGAGCAGATGGTGAGTATCAATGATACGTATAGAGTAGCTTTGACAGTCCATGACGCAGCGGTTGTAGTTGTTCCCGACGACGAGGTTGACGAGGCGATCAAGCTAATAACTGGTCTCATGTCTAAGCCGCCCGCATGGGCTGACGGTTTACCTGTAGCTTGCGAAGCAAAATACGGTGCAACCTACGGCGATTGCTGATAATATTGAAACCCCAAAACTCTTAGTTCAATACAGTCATGCAACTCCAAGAAATCAAATGGTCTTACTCAGGCCTTAAAGACTATGTCAACTGCCCCAAACAGTATCAGGAAGTAAAGGTACTAAAGAGGTTCACCAAGTTCCCAACCGAAGCCATGCGCTACGGCACAGAGGTTCACTCTGCGCTTGAGGACTACATCAAAGAAGCTAAACCCCTAGCCAAAAACTACGAGCGGTTTCAGAAACAGCTTGACCCATTGAAAGACATGGACGGAATTAAGTTCCCTGAGCATCGTATGGCAGTCACGTTCTTCAGAGACCCTTGCACGTTTGGCGCAAAAGATTACTGGGTGCGTGGCATAGCTGACTTGCTAGTGGTCAACGGCGAGAAGGCATTCATCGTGGACTACAAGACTGGCAGCAGCAAGTATCCCGACTTAAAACAACTGCAACTTATGGCGCTTTTGACCTTTGCGCATTTTCCGCAAGTGCAGACTATTAATGCTGGCTTACTGTTTGTAATGGACGAACACTTTATTACATCAGAATATGAGCGTGACTCGCTTGAAGACTATTGGAAAGACTTCATGCCTGACTTAAAACGCTTGCAGCATTCCCATGTCTCCGACTCATGGCAGACAAACCCTACGCCACTATGTAAGTGGTGTCCCGTACGTACCTGTGAATATAATAGAGGATAACAATGCATATGAAAGCAGTAATAGACTACGCCTATCCAATGATGGCGGCAGAGAAGTCTTTGAAAGAATCGCACCTATTCATGCTCGATAAACGGTATGATGAAGCTCTTGACGAACTACTTATTGCCGCATCTGAAGTTAAGATGACTATAAATGCAATACGCTATATGAAGGAGCAAGAAGATGCCCTACGTAAACAAGCCGCGACCGTATAAAAAAGAGTACCAACAACAGTTGGCACGAGGTGAACACGACAACCGCATGGAGCGCCAACGCGCACGGCGTGCGGTGGACAAGCGTGACACAGGTTTGGAGACTGAGGAGTCGCCCAAACGCAAAGGTAAGGATATTGCACATCGCGTGGCGCTATCTAAGGGCGGCTCCAATAAGGACGGATATTTCATCCAGTCTGAGGCAGGTAATCGTTCATTCAAGCGTAACTCATCGGGTGCTTTGGTATCCGAGGTCAGCAAGCGCGAACGACGTAAGTAGAAACACCTACGATTCCAGTTCAAAAAATACTTGACAAATAGGGTAACCGCCCTTATAGTATGTAGAAGCCGTAAGACGTGAGTGGGCACATAGGGGTTTAGCTTGATTTGACCCTATTAACCGCGCCAATCAATCAGTGGTGCATCTCCTTTCTGAGCCACGGGATTGATCGTCTAGGACACGCAGACGTTAACGTGAAGTGGGGCAGGTGGAATCCCTGCAACCTTAGTTGAAAGCTAGTATGGAATTAGTTGACGATACCGCATTGAAGTTAAGTTGTCCCGCTGATATAGCGCGGACTATCCACACCTACATAGATAAGAGCGCCATCATAAGCAATGGGGCTGTGTCTGAGGTGCTTATACATTTTGGCATTGACGAGATGCAACGGCTGGCACGTATTGCGCCGCATGAGATGAGACTGCCATCCCCCATAGAAATAGACTACGACTGGCCCGGCATGTTCCAGCCATTCGATCATCAGGTGGATACCGCGCGCTTTCTGACCCTGCACAAACGCGCCTTCTGTTTCAATGAGGCCGGTACAGGTAAAACATCCGCAGCAATATGGGCCGCTGACTACTTAATGCGGCAAGGCTTGGTCAAGCGTGTCTTAGTTATCTGCCCCCTCTCGATCATGCAGAGCGCATGGCAAGCTGACTTGTTTAAAACAGCCATGCACCGTACGTGCGCCATCGCGTATGGAGTGCAGAGTAAACGTGAGAAGGTCATCAATGGTAAGTATGACTTTGTCATCATCAACTATGACGGTGTGAATGTGGTGGAGAAGGCCATACTCAAAGCCAACTTTGACCTCATCATCATCGACGAAGCTAACGCATACAAGAACGTGAGCACTGTGCGCTGGCGTACCCTCTCTAGGCTGATACGTGCCGATACATCGCTGTGGATGATGACAGGTACACCCGCTGCGCAGTCCCCCGAGGATGCGTTCGGCCTAGCCAAACTGATTAACCCCAACGGCGTACCCAAGTACAAGACCGCATGGAAAGACATGGTGATGCACCAAGTGTCACGTTTTCGTTGGCTACCTAAGCCATCAGCCAAGGACAAAGTATTTGCTGCCCTACAACCAGCAATACGTTATGAAAAAGCCATGTGCCTAGACTTGCCTGACGTTATGTATCAGACGCGCGTAGTACCGTTGTCAGCGCAGGCTACCAAGTTCTACAAAGACTTGCTCAAAGACATGCAGATTAAAGCAGCGGGGGAGACCATCAGCACAGTGAACGCCGCTGCATCCTTAACGCGCTTGCTTCAATTGTCAGGTGGGGCTGTATATACAGATGACGGCAACGTGATTGAGTTTGATGTATCGCCGCGCCTCAAGGTGCTGCAAGAGGTCATGGACGAAGCGCCGCAGAAGGTATTGATCTTTGTGCCGTACAAACATACGTTGAACTTACTCAAGACCTATCTAGATACAAATGGCATCAGCAATGCAATTATTTCCGGTGATGTAACCGCTACTAACCGGTCGCAAATATTCAACAGTTTTCAGACCACTACAAGCCCACGAGTCTTACTTATTCAGCCGCAAGCCGCATCGCATGGCGTAACGCTGACTGCCGCAGACACCGTGATATTTTGGTCCCCAGTCATGTCAGTAGAAACTTATCTCCAATGCATTGCGCGTATCGACCGTGTAGGGCAGAAGAATAAGATGACAGTAATACACCTCCAAGGGTCTGAGGTGGAGCGTCGCATGTACGCCTTGTTGCAGAACAAGGTTGACTTGCACGAAAAATTAGTAGACCTGTATCGTGATGAAATAGAAGGAGAAATCAATGAGTGACACAGAAGTGTTAGTTGGAACTTATTTGACTTTGCGTAACGAGCGTGAGATGCTTAAAGCTCAATACGACGCACAAGACAAAGAATTAAAAGAAGACATGGATAAGATCGAAGCCGCAATGCTGGCTATATGTAACGAGTCCAACATGAATGGATTCAAAACACGGCATGGTACTGTTACGCGCAGTGTCAAAGACCGTTTCTTTTGCACTGATTGGGACAACTTCAAAAAGTTTGTTGAGACAGAAGGCTCGATTGACTTACTGGAGCGCCGCATCCATCAGCGCAACTTCAAAGAATTTATGTCCGAGCGGGTTGGTGATGGATTACCGCCCGGTGTAAATACCTTACGTGAGTACGATATTGTTGTACGTAAGGCCTCTTCAAACAGTGAAACTTTAGTCTAAGGAAAATTTAAAATGAGTAATCAACTCGCAACACTCATGGGTTCATCTGAATTGGTTGAACTTGGTCTCGATGAAGATACCCTTGCCGTAGCTGGCGGGGCAACGAAAGGTAACAAGCGCATCTCTATTGATGGTCGCGTGTTCCGCAAGTTTGTTGGCGGTAAGGAAGTCAGCGTTAACGCTGACTTGTCAATGAACGTTATTTTTGTGAAGATGGCGCATGACGCATCGCGTACTTACTATGACCAACAATATAAAAAAGGGGTTAAATTGTCCCCCGCGTGTTGGTCTAACGATAGCAAGACGCCTGACCCCGAGGTGACTGCGCCGCAAGCATCGTCATGTGCTGAGTGCCGCAATTCGGTCAAGGGTTCCGGTCAAGGTGGTACAGGCTCCGCTTGCCGCTTGTCTTGGCGCACTGCGGTTGTGCTGCCCAATGACCCTGCTGGTGATGTTTATCAGTTGGTCCTGCCTTCTACGAGTACGTTTGGTAAAGAGGAAAGCGGTCGCTGGCCCTTCCGCCCTTACGTGCAGATGCTGGCTAATAACAATGTGTCCGCAGGGCGCGTTGTGACCAAGATGGAGTTTGATATCAACTCCTCCGTGCCTCGCCTATTGTTCTCCCCTGTGAGCGCAGTGCCTAGCGATAGTAAAGACATCATTTTGCGTCAGAGCAAGTCGCCTGCGGCTGAGTTGGCAATCAAGTTGACTGTCTACAAGACTGATACGCCTGATGAAGCTGAGACTGCGCAGCCCGAGGTAGCGCCTGTCAAGCGTGATATGGCCCGCAAGGTACAAGCTGAGACTGTGGATAACGTTAGCGATATCGTCAAGAAGTGGACTAAGAAATAATGTCCCGCCGGTATAGCCCTGACCTAATTGAATCTGTGTCAAACATGGAGGTATACCGCTTGGGTATGGACCTTGCCAAGGTCTGCATTGAAGCTAACTTACCTGCTGCGTATGTTGCACAAGTCTTTGGAACTACGAGAATGACTGTGCACACTTGGTTCAGAGGCGGGGCTATTCGGCCTAAGAAACGCGCCAAGATAGAAGTATTTATCCAATTAGTCGAGGAGGATATCAAACGAGGAATCTTGCCAGCCAAGACCCTCAGTGATGCAATGACTTACTTGCAGGACATGGTAGACAGTCCTATTGAGAAAGTAAACGCAAAACAAGCGCAGGACTGATACGTCGGTCTATTTCCATAGCGGAGGTGTCTCCGCTTTTTTGTCTCTGCGAAAATGAACAAACAATTTTTTGAGAAAATATTCCCTGCGCAGGGGTACATGTGTGTAGCAGCCATCACGACAAGCGGCATAAAGCCAAGGTTTGCTACCAGCGTTGATGAGGCGTTAAAGATAGCGCAGAAATTCATCGACGATAAGACGAATGTATATTTCACACCGGGTACGTACGAAGGGATGCGGCGTACACAAGACACTTGCACATTTGTTAAATCGTTCTTCCTTGACATTGATGTCATGCATGGGGAAGCTAGGTACGACAGCAGAGAGCAAGCACTAGAGGAACTCAAACGCTTTTGCACTGAGATAGATTGGCCCGAGCCAGTCTTGATTGACTCCGGTGGTGGCATCCACGCCTACTGGATTCTTGATGAGGAAATGCCTGCTGAAATTTGGACGGAGTACGCCAAGAAGTTTAAGCAGTTATGCCTAGATCACAAGCTGATTATTGACGAGAACGTGCCAGCAGACTCGGCGCGTTTGATGCGCATACCGGGCACAAGCAATTACCGATATGACCCGCCATCGCCATCAGTGATGCTGAGTGAAGTTTTCACTTACCCCTTTGATCGTCTATCGGGCGCATTGGGACAGGTAGCTGAAGCGTTTGATTTGCGCAAAGTAGAGAAGGGTCTTGACGAAGATACCAAGGCAATCTATGAGGCGCGTAGAGGTAATTTTGAATATGACTTCCAAAAAATAGCGGAAGCAAGTCTAGGAGGTACAGGCTGTGCACAGATTAAACACATACTTGAAAACGCCGACAGTTGTTCAGAGCCATTGTGGTACGCTGGATTATCTGTCGCCACTAGGTGTCATGATGGCGCTACAGCCATACATCTTATGTCAGAGGACCACCCTGACTACACCTTTGATAACACAGAGCGAAAAGCCCAGCAGTCCCTTGAAGCCGCTGAGTGGGCGCACGGATGCGAAGCGTTTGAAAAAGAAAACAGAAGCGGTTGCGCTGGATGCCCCCACCGAGGAAAAATTACAGGGCCTATCGAGTTTGGCAAAGTCCTCCGAGTCGCAGCCCAGCCCATTGCTAGAGAATCTGCTGGAGATGAATCAGACCAAGCCAATGAAGCGGACACAGTTCGGAACGACCCGCATACCCAAAAAGTTTTCCCCGACTTCCTCCAGCCATACCACCGAGGAGTAAACGGTGGCGTGTACTACATGCCACCAATGAAGCAAACAAATCAAGGACCAAGACAAGACCCTCCCATATTAATACTGCCATTCACTACGTATGCTGTTCAACGGTTGTTTAGCCCGCATGACGGTGAATGCTTAGTCATACTAATCGAACTACCAAGGGATGGGACTAGGGAGTTTTTGCTACCTTTGAAATGCGTAGCGTCCCCTGACAGATTGAAAGACATACTGACTTTTAACAGTGTGACTTTTGAGCCGGGCCATGTACCGAAGTTGCAGAGCTACTTCATGAAGTGGTCTACATTTTTAACTAGCACTAAGAAAGCTGACATTATGAGAATTCAACAAGGATGGACCGAGGACCTAGAATCGTTTGTAGTAGGCACGGATGAATACCTACCTAATGGTGAGGTGCGGCACTGCCCGCCATCGCCCATGTCCAAGAACGTGGTGCGTAACCTAGACGTAGTGGGTTCATATGATGAGTGGAAGAAATGCGCTCAGATGTTTAATGACCCCGGCTATGAGTGGCACGCCTTTGCCTTGCTTACTGGCTTTGCTTCCCCGCTAATGCAACTGACCAACGTCAATGGCGTGGTGCTATCTTTATACAGTTCCGGTCCCGGCACAGGTAAGACTGGCGCTATGTATGGGGCTAGTAGTATTTGGGGTAATCCCAAGGCATTGGCGGTCTTTGAGGCTACGCCCAACGCTTTGATTCAGCGCATGATTACTTTGAAAAATTTGCCGTTTACATTGGATGAGCAGTCAAACAATGATGGTAAGACTATTTCAAACGTGGTGCACAACGTGTCATCTGGTACGCCCAAGATTCGTATGAAGGCATCTACCAATGAGGAACGTGAGGCGTCTTTTAGTACGAGTCAAATCTGCGTTATGACTACTAACAAACCCATCAAAGACATGATGAGTGAGTACAAGGCCAACTATAGCGCAGAGAACGTGCGGGTCATTGAGCCTGAGTTAGTCATGCCTAGCGTACCGGGCTATGAGTTAGATGCAGCGCGTGGCAAGTTGATGATTGACCCGCTGAAATATAACTACGGTCATGCTGGACGCGACTTCATCCAAAAGCTACTTATTACCGGCGTAGATGAAGTCAGACGCCGTTCCGATATCCACTACATTAAAGTAGCAGGCCGCTATACATCCAACAGTGAGTATCGCTTCATCGCCAATCTGTATGCTGAGACTTACCTTGCGGGTGAACTAGCCCACGAGTACGACATTGTGCATTTTGACCTTGAGCGTATCTTTAGGGTAGTTGGTCAAGACTTCATGGATATCATTGAAGGCAAGCAGCGGGACGATCAGAACACCCGCGCCGATGTGGTGGGTGACTTTATCAACAAAAACATTCAAAGTGCATTGGTAATTCGTGATGGCAAGATCATGATGGAGCCTCGCAACTCTTTGTTTATCCGTGCCGAGGTAGACAACAGTTTGATTTGGGTATCATCCAGCGCTATGAAAGAGTACCTGCGCTTGATTAAACTTGGCGTAAGAGACTTTGAAGACCGCCTTACCAAGGCTGGCATACTGGTCAGCAAAGGGCGCAAGCAGATGGCAGCGGGCTGGAAGGATGCGTTTGGGTCTACCAACGTACAAGCCTACGAGTTGAAACTGGATATGTCGCACTTGTTCGATGGCAAAGACGCAATATCAGTTTGATACTACGCCGATTGACGAGCCCGTATGGTTACTGCCGTACGCAAGCATGGAGATCGGCGATAGCTTCTTTATCCCAACGGTACGCCCAGCTTACCTTACCTACGTTATAGACACTACCTCCAAGAAGGAGGGTGTCAAAGTCAAAGTGTTTACGGTTACCGAGAAAGATGTTCTTGGCGTCCGTGCATGGCGCGTAGGTTAGCGGTATATGCTGGGCGAACCCGTGATGGACTCAAACGAATTAAGGATGTTGCGCTTGACCATGTTCTGAAGTTTTACAACTTCATCGAGCCTTTGTTTGCGCTCTAATATGGTCATATCCTTATTCGTACGAATTTTATTAGCGGTAGAACGTAAGTCACGCAATGAACCATTTACTGCGCTGTTGTAGTACTGCACTAAGTAATAATCTTGCGCATGGTTTTGCATGTACTCACCAAACATTTCGGGCTTGTCTTTAAGCGCGTTAATACGTTTTTCCATGCCTTTGATGCGAGCCTCCGCATTACTGAACTCACGTGCATCCACATTAGACTTAGAGCCTAAGAAGCTGGATAGGAATGGCACATCGTTCTTCATATCGACTTCTTTTTTGCCAGTCAATGTAAGACCAAGATTAGATACCCCAGTCAATGCTTTAGCCATACCATCAACGTAGTTGTTAGCAAAAAAGTACATGGTGTTAGGACTCCAATCCACTGCACCATTTGTTACGTTAAATAATGTACGAGCTGCGGATTTATAAAGCTCAGGGATGCTATCCCCGCCAGTGTACGCATCACCATAACGTGACTGACGGTTGTTGTATATCTCACGTCCTAGCCCGTCCAAATTCATTACGTATTCAAAGAACGGACGTACTGCGCTAGGCGCTACGGAGTCCAACGCCCATGCGGGGAAGTTGTCTACCATATTGATCTTAGAGACCGGCAGGGGTAAGTAAGAGTCCAGCGCCGTGGTAGCGATATTGGACAGCGCATCAGCGACTGAATTGCGCCCAGCAAAGATAGAGGCGACTTGCGCACCCGCAGCGGCAAACGTACCCATACCAAAGCCCCAAGGCAATTGCAGAATAACATCTGTGCCGGGGATATGGAACCGAGCGTAGCGGGTCCAACGCGCCATGTCATCCGAAGCAACTTTATTGCGTCCTTGGTCATCATCACCGGACATCATCATTGCCATCAGATATATACCCACACCTACACCAGCCAATGTACCTGCCATAGCTCGCGCAGACTTCTTCTCTTGGCGCTTTTTCTTGATAGCTTTGTCAATAGCCGCGTCCGATACACCCTTGGCTTTTTCTTCAGTCCTAAACAGCTGCTCATCAAACTTGGTAAACAAGGGCGCAGTAGCTTCAATAGCCCGCACCGCGCCTGTAGCAGCAGGACGGAAGAACATATACAACGCGCCCATGCCTTTGCCCCACTGACCAACCTGTTCAAAGTTGGCTAGGTTTTTGGCGTACTCAACAGCTTGGATTTCTGCATCTTTTCTAGCGCGATCAGTTGGCAAGCCATCAGTCACGTTTTGATTAAATATGTCTTCCTTCATCGTCCGGTACGTAGCTACCCGGCTGGCTAATTCAAACATATTGTTGTAGATATCAATGAATTTATCTATTTGTTCTTTTTTAGTCATCAGACCACTGCGTCCGACTTCCTTAATTAATTCATCTAGCGCACCCTTAGCTGCTACACCTTGCAGATACGATACACGCCCGCCTTCTTTAACAAAAGTCTCTAAGTCACGGTAATAGCGTTCTGTTTCATTCAGCTGGTCATAAGCTTTATCACCGCCAGCCAATGCTTTGATCTCATCAAACTTACCGTTTGCATACAGGTTTGAATAGTTAAGCGAACGGTACAAACCGCCGCTAGAAACTTCTGCTGCTATGTTGGTTAATAAGCGCCCAGCTTTTTCTTGGCCAAGCTCAGCACCAATGATGAATGAATTAGTCAACGCATCGCGCACAAAGTTCATGGGCGCAAACGCTGGGTTGTAGCGGGTATGCATCTGCCCCACGCCGCTGGTAAAGCGGTTAATCAAGTCAATTACAGGTTCATTGGTACGGAACGTACGGCGTATAGCTTCTTTTTCTTGGTCACTGGTTAATTCAATAACGTCAATTGAACCATCTGCGTTGTAATGGAAGACTTTGTTGTCACCACCAATTTTTACTTTATCAACTTCACCTTTAAAACGTTCTTCAAATTTGATATTAGCAATTACCCGCCCATGTAGGATACGGTAAAGCTTTGGATCAATTGCGTTTTTAATTGCAAGCGTGACATCTTTTTTGCCTGCACGTAGCGCAGCCGTAGCCCCATCAGCCAATGATTGCAGGATAGGGTTATCCGACTCAGAGAGACGACCCTGCATAGTGTCTTGTCCATCTTGGAACTCGCCACCCAAGCTTTTGCTATCAAAGTTAAATTGATCGTCTATCACCCTATTGCCGGGGCGACCTTTAAACGGTACATAGTGTTTGAAGCCATAGAAGTCCACGACGTTAGCAACGGGGCGCGACCAATAGTTAGCTTCTTTGTTTAGATCAATTGTTACCTCATGTACTTTTTGTACGGTATCTGCTACAGCTTGGATTTCTTTTGCTGACTCAGCAGTGTCCAGCAAGCTGGTAATTCTGGCAATGTCTGCTGCACTACGTTGACCAATAACATCATACCGCGTGCTGTTTTTGTTGAACATGTCAGGCGTGGTTTCCACCATACTGGTCTTACCACCGGGCCTAGCCACTTCAATAACTTTGGCGTTGTACTTACCATCAGGAGCAAACACAACCTTGTCTAACGCTGCACGCAGTTCTTGCGCGTATGCTTTGCGCGTAGCATCCGCTACGTCAAACATTGGCTGCGTAAGAATCTTGTTTAGTATTTCTTCGCGGAATCCCTCAGCAGAAAACTCCGTACCATTGAACATCTTCTGCAACTCAGGCGTCTTAACAAAGTCAGCTACCTTGATGTTTTTCTCTGTGTTGTTCAGCGGTACTTCTTTAATGAACTTAACCAACCGACGCTCAGGTTCATGACGCGCTTCCAGTATCAAATGCAGACGTGCCAGCGCAGCATCTACGCTGATCTTGTTTTTATCTGCATAGGCTTTGACGGCATTGTGTACAGCTTCAGTGGGGTACTTTAGTTCCCGATTAAACTTATCAACTGCAATACCGGTTGAACGTGTGATCTGCCCAAACACGTTGTTAAGTTTGTCAGTCAGCCGGTCTAGCTTACCTACCAGCGCCGCGCGGTCTTCTCTAACTTTTAGGATATATCGGTCGTTCTGAAAACGTTCGGCGAGCCAATGCGCCCCTTCCCGAGTAAATAAGTTTTTTAACAATACCCGACCACCGCGCTCTTTGAGTTTGACGGACTCTTCCGCAGTGTTTAGGAAGTCTTCATCTGTCTGCGTTGCTTTTTGTTCGGGGGTTAATGCTGGCGCTTGGCTGACCGTTGGCTGCTTCTTGGCAGCAAGTGGCTTCATGTCTATGCCTTTTGAAGGCGGTGGCGACAGGATATCTTCAAACGCAGCTATGGCCTCAGTGGACATGTTGCCATCACGCATAAGCCCAAGGGCTTTAATATTTAGCAGGTCAGCAAGTGAACGTAGCAAGTTTGACCAGAGTGATGTGTTCTCTGGAATGATGGAATTTTTAACCGGTATTTTTAGCCCACCAAGTGCATTTTGAAATGCTTGGTTATTGATAGCATAGCTTACAAACTCATGCAGGCTTTCGTACGCATCAGGAAACTTAGCGCCCAATTCTTTTTTGGACTCATCCATCAGATATTCAAGGTGAGCAGCAGCTTTCTCTTGCTTATCCGTAAGCTTCTCGCCGTCTTCCCACCGCTTAATAATTTTTACAGTAGCGGCATGGGTCAGTTCATGCAGTACTGTTTCTTCGTCCTGCGCTTCTTTGGTAATGCGCGTTGTATCTGTCTTGGGGTCGTACTCAGCTTTACGTCCGCTATCCAATTTATCTACGACTTGTACCTTGGTCTTTAGTCCAACCTCATGCAACCGTTGTGCTACTGCTTTGCGCCACGGGTTCTTAGATGTGGTACGAATGTAATTTAGGAACGCAGACGCATTAGCCCTGCGCAGTTGTTCTTCCGTGTACTGCGGTATAGGCGTAGTTTTGACTTCAGGCGCTTCAGTCGGGCCATGAACTTGATCGGCAAGGTTATTGATAGCATTGCTATGCTCTTCAATCGTGTTGTTTCCAATCAATGGCAAGTAGTTTGCTTTCTGCTCATTGGTCAATGATTCATATGCAGGGACTTGACGCTCAGGGTTGTTTTCGTTGTGGTACTCAGCTTCTTCGTCGTATAGCGCACGCTGGTCCTCATTGAACTCTACTGCTATTTTTGTTTTTTGTTCTTGCGGTTTTGTTTCGATGGTTTCAGTGGGCGTAGTGACACTTGTAGTAGCTCCTTCAGTAGTTGCGTATTTTTCATTAAATAGGTTGTTAAGCTTACCAAGGGTTGGACTATAGTCTTTGCCTAGTAGCTTTGAAGTTACTTGTTGTTCAGTTGTATTTGGCGAAGCCGTTAAAAAAGTATCTACAGCGGTATCACCAATTAACTTTCTAATAGTTGCTTCGTTTTTTCTATCGGTGCGCGACAACCGAAGAAACCCTCCTTTGTCACTTTCTAGTTCTAAGTAATTTTTGTCAACAGATAGTTTTACTTTTGAACCAGTATCCAACGTACCTCTAAAATATGTTCCATCGGCTTTTACTGTAGTAGTATTAATACTAAAGTTACCAGCCACATGAGGCTGTTTAAACTCAATATTTGTTTCATTGCCGGTTTTTGATGCTGTATACAAGTTGTTTTCAACAACAACTTCTGGTGTATACATTAATGTATTGTCTGCGGGAGGTTCTTGGTATTTAACCGTTTCTTCTGTCGATACAGGGGTTTTTTTAGTTACGGGAGTTTTTACTGCAACGGGTTTAACTGCTTCTCCTTCAGCAGGCTTTCCAACATTCGGCTCAGTAGAAACCACTCCATTTCGTTGAGTTGCTTCAAGTCCTCCGGGGGTGCTTGTAACGGGGGTGGTTGTTCCAACCACAGGAACGCTCGTTCCACTTGTTTCTGCGTTAGGTTCTGCAACATTGGGGACTCCTTGCGGGGTAATGCTAAGTTCATTCTGTAGTCTAGCAATTTTATTTGCTGTAAATTTTACAAGCGTACCTTTTACGCCTTTGGCTTGGTATGTAGCCAATGTTTCTTGCGCAGCTTTTAAATCGTTTTCTTTTTTGATGCGCTGTGCTTCAGATAGTTGTTTAACTGGCGCAGCGGGAGCAACTTCAGTAGGCGCTACTTCGATAGGCGGCGTTACTTCAGTTGGTGTAGTTACATTTGGCGCTGCCGCAGTAGTTGGGGCGGCGTTGTCTACGACGTTTGTAAGTTCAGTTGTAACCTCGGGTATAGATATGGGTGTTTGGCTCCCATATAACTGCGACATCAGCTTTTCAGTTTCAGCCGCTACGTTTGATACTTGATCGCCTCCGGGATTTACTTCACCTTCTTTAGCCGCACGTCCAAACGCCACGTTAGTAGCACCGGTAATAGCAGCCCCACCAAGACCACCTTTAAGTCCCGCATTGATAAAACGTTCATAGTTTTGTGGAGTAAAAAAGTTATTGTGTTCGTCTACGTATTTTTCAGCGGCTGCGCTGGACATTTCTTGCAGCATCTCAGTGCCGCCTTCAGAGATCATACCTTCAACTGCGCCCCTGCCTGCCCGCTTATACCAAGCACCAATGATCTGTTCTTCTGGAATACCAGACAGTCTGGCTTTGCGCAGTAAGTACAACGGAGTGACTGCATCCAGTACTGCATTGAACCCGCCAAATGCTAATGCTGCGCCAAGGTCATCATGACCCTTTTCATACAAACTTTGATATACGTCCGGTATGTTTTGCGCCGCAGAGCCAGTTAGTGCGCCAGCCGTTTCATATTTCAGTGCTTCTCTCTTGGCAGCTTGAACGCCAGCTTGCAGTGCAATGTTTTTAGCTTCAGTTTCTGCAACGCCTTGGGCAATACTGGACGCCGCAGCTTTTTCAGCCGCAGACCTAGCTGCTGCCACCGCACCGCGCCCAATAATTGATGCTGCGCCACCTGTAAATAGGCTAGGAAGCATTGAGGGAATGGCCTCACCAACGGCTTCCGTAATGTATGTAACTGCATCCCCCACCCCTTTAATATCAGAATATGATGGTACGGCAGACGGATACTTTTTTTCTGTTTCTTTTTGGTACGCCGCAGCCTCTTGCATCTGTTGTTTGGCGTAATCATCGTAGCCAAAAGCTTTAGCCGCCATAGCTGGCGCAACGTCACCCAATAACGAAGCTAGTCCACGCCCACCACGAATGACGGACGGAATGAAGCCAGTTTCTGCTTTAGGAGCAGGAGCAGGCGCAGGAGCTATGTCCTCGTGAAAGTAATCATTAGCAAGCATGTTGACCAAGTCACTCGGCAAACCTGCCGGTCCTTGGAATTCATGCAACTTTCCGTCAGGTCCTTTGACGTTGTACGTTGCCATGACTATCCTTCCATATCGTCATCTTCACCTTTATCTGCGGCCCCATACATTTTACCGGTTGGGCCAAACATAGGTACAGCTTCTTTACGCAATTTTGCAGCTATTGGGGCACGGATACGCTCAAATGCTGCCGCTGGGTCTTCGCCCGGTTTAATTAAATCGGGGCGGCTTTTAATCAAGTCAGATGCAATTTTATTGGCTTGGCTATTAGCAGAACCGATACCGCGCAAGATTGGAGCAAACGTCTTCTCTTGCCCACGTCCTGCCATAGCAGCTATACGTGCGCCCATCATACCTTCAGATGCCTTGTTATGACGCGCTTGTTCTGCAAGTTG